TGCCACAAAGGCCATGCCGGGAATTGGCTCAAATGGGCGTGGTTCCATCACAGCGTTCTATCGAGATGGCGATATAAAACATACCATTGATTTTTTGCCATCAGGAGATTTCTCTTACCTAGCGCAGAAGGACAACAGCCATGAGTGACCGCCGCCCTACGATGCAAGACGAGGCTGACGCGCAACTGAAATGGGTACGCGCAGACATCGCGCAAGCGCAGATCGACGCGGCTGTGATGGCGGAGCGGGAGCGGTGTGCGGTGCTTATCGCCAAGTTTGACATTCCCGAGGATGCTGCCGCTGCGGGAACCAGCTTTTGCCGCGATGCGCCGTCGAGGGTTTTTGCCGCCGCTATTCGCAAGGGGGAACAGCCATGACCATAGGCAAGCTGATTGAAGCGGTGGAGAAACTGCACGCCGATGCTGTGGTCCATCGCAAACTATGCGAAGATAAAGCAGAACGTGGCGCACGTCATTTGCAGAATACCTTTTCGTTTCTTAACGGCGAAGTGACGGCTTACACTCGCTGCCTTGAAATCCTCAAAGCAAAGCAAGCGGAGGGGGCGGGGATGAAAGGCAAGACTTCTGTTAAAATATGGGCTTTGGAAATGGTCGGATCACTTCCAATGTGGGTTTTGCTGGTCACTCAGTTTCGGTTTGACGATTGGCGGTTTTGGGCTTTCTTCTTCGCAACGGTATGGGTGCAGGTTTTTGGCAAATATGCCCACGAAGCAAGAAAAGAGGGGCGGGGATGACAATACTAAAAAGTTCAATAACTCCTTTTCAGGACGACAGCGGCTTTTGGTTTGTCAGAGCAAATGTCTGGACTCAAAAAGGTTATTCCAGCAAGACCTTCAACACCGTTGACGAAGCTAAGAGTTGGAGACCAAGTTGACCAATATCTCAGGTTTTGTCGAATTTCTAGTCCCAAACTCCAGCACGGAGTCTGGGCATTACCACGATCCTTACACCGTATCTGGTGCACGCAGCATCCTCCGTCGTTTCAAATCCGAAGCTGTTGAAATGCTAGACTATATGGTTCAGGTTCGTGATCTTTACAAAGACTCGCCATCCCCTGACGGGGTTAGCGGTAAAGCTTTCCTCGCACAGTCTCCGCTTAGGCGAAAGCCTTGGGTAGCCGGCGCGATGAAAACCCTCGGCCTTGTTGTCGAGGTTCCGTCACCAAACGGCGCTTGCGCCCTTATCTTAACCCAAAAGGCGATCGACCAGCTCGAAGCCCTTCGCAAATACTAAGGAGCCAAATGGCACACTTTTCCAAATCAGTAAAGTCCTACGCGGACATACATCAAGCGTTCGTCGCCGCAGGCGCCCACGGCACAGTTGTTCTCGAGTTTGCCACCCACGGCGAGGCCACCGTTTTCGGCTCCCGCGCTAACGCCTATCGCGTACTGCTACGCAAACAAACCGAGGCCGCAGGTGGCGATCACACCAGCGACTTCGATCATCTCATGGTCTGTCGCACGAAAGGCTCCAACCAGATAGTGATACGTCCTCGCGGTTTCAACTTCACCGTCCGCACGCCGGAAGGGAAAGTTATTCCTCTCGACGGAACGACGTTGCCTAACGGTAGCCAAACCCCGTTCGAGAGACTGCAAGCACAGCGAGAGGCGGATGCGTTTCTTGAAGAGTATGAAAATGGAGAAAAGAAATGAAAAAGTTTGAGTTGTCATCCTGCGACCCGGCTCAGTACAAAGGTATAACAGAGGAAGAAAAAGAAGCTTGGAACACCCCCTCGCCTTACGGTTATCATTCCTACCACGTCGAGCGTATGGGGGAAAATGTTTTTCGCATACGCGACTCCTCAACCGCGCACTTCTACGTCGGTACTCACGCTGAGGCAGCTGAGCTCTTACTTCGTCTGCGCTGCCGCAAACCTGACCTTGAACGCATTGCAAAGCAAGCTCCTCTTCGTGCGCATCTGCGCAAGGTAATCACGGACGAAGAAATCGAGGACCTCTTTAAGGACTTGATTTAATGCGGGGGATGATCTATCTCCTCTTCTGGATGGCGGTAGGCTGCGCGATCGGCCTTGCCGCCCTCTTGGCGACCTATCCTATCTACCTCATCATAAAACTGTGAAAGAAGCAAAAAATGACCCGCACCTGGACCCCCGAACAACTCGCCATCTTCGAGGCGACTAAAAGCACCAGCAACAACCTCCTAATCGAGGCTCTTGCAGGCGCCGCAAAGACAACCACCCTGACAGAACTCGCCCGTAACCTTTCCGGCACTACTATGTCCCTCGCCTTTAACAAGAAGATCGCCGTTGAGATGGAAAAGAAAATGCCGCAAGGCGTCACCTGCTCCACCCTCAACAGCCTTGGACACAAAGTCTGGGGACAAGCTATTGGCAAGCGTCTGTCACTCAACGCAAGCAAGCTTCACCACCTTACCATCGAGGCAATCGAGTCGCAGCCCAAGCCCCAACAGGGTGAGCTCTACGACGATCTTGCAACCCTCAGCAACTACATAAGCGGGTCTAAGAACCACGGACACGTGCCGGACAGCGTTGCGAAGCAGCTTGGTTCTCGCTGCGTTCCGCTAATGAACGACGATGAGTTCTTTGACATGCTACCAGAAGAACCTACCAGCGCGCAGATCGACGTGATGCTGCAGGTTCTTAGCGAAAGCTTTGAGCGAGCTCTCGAAGGGTCGATTGACTTCGCAGATCAACTCCTCCTCCCAACCGTAATGAAGTGTTCCTTTCCCATCTTCTCCAACGTCCTTGTTGACGAAGCGCAAGACTTGTCTGAGCTCAACCACGTCATGCTAGCCAAGTTAGCTAAGCGCCGAATTATCGCCGTTGGGGACAGCCTTCAAGCTATCTACGCCTTTCGCGGAGCCCACGCTGATGGTATGCCATTGCTCCGTGACAGGTTCAACATGCAAACGCTTCACCTGTCAACAACCTTTCGGTGCCCTGAAACTATCTGCGCCCACGTCCGCTGGCACGCCCCTCGTATCGAGTCATGGTCTGGAAATCCTAACAGTCCCGGTGACGTAAAAAATATGATAGCCTGGAACATGGACGACATACCCGACGGCAGCGCCGTGTTGTGCCGAAACAACGCTCCCCTGTTCCGCTTGGCGCTTCGTATGTTGAAAGCGGGCCGGAGACCAAACCTCTGGGGCCGAGACGTAGCTGCCAGCCTTGTGAAAATCCTAAGCGGTCTAGGCGCAGTCAACATGAACAAGCTAGACTCTATAAAAGCGCTTAGGCGTTACCAAGCTGAGAAAGAAAGCAAGCTTCGCAAAGAGTCTGCGAAGGAGTCACTAGCCGAGCGTATTGAATGTTTGCTTGTCTTCATCGAGGATGCTGAAAGCCTTGGCGGCGCGATTGCCCTTGCTAAGTCTGTTTTCGCGCATGAAGGTAAGGTAGATCTTGCCACCGGCCACAAGGCTAAAGGGGCCGAGTGGCCTAACGTCTTTATCCTCGACCGACAACTGCTACGCGATGACGGGCAAGACCCCAACCTCGCCTATGTCCTTGCAACGCGAACGCAGAGAACGCTGACCTACATCACCACAGAAGGTTACATCCAATGACAGACGCCCGTTACAGTACTATAGCCTCAAAAGACTGGTGGTGGGGAGCTACAGCTTCCCGCGTCGGCACAAATGAGGCCATGCACGAAACCGCCGAAACCAAGGAGCAACTCGACGTAAAGCTATTCGGCTGTGCTTACGGGGCCAAACGCTGGACGGTAGGTTACTATCGTTTTCCTGTAAAGACAAAAACCGAATGACCCAGCGCCGCCGTATGAAAGTTCTTATTCGGGGGCAAGTCTTTGCCTCCGTCTACGAAGCCGCCGCTCACTTTAAGGTAAGCCCTTACACAGTCTATCACGCTATAGCCGACGGTAAAACTGATCGTGTCGGCATAGGTAAAGGTAAGCGAGCCGAGGGCTCAATTAAAAAACGAGGTGGACACCTTTCCATCCCCGTAAAACTTGGCCCGTTTACTTTTCCCTCGATAAAAGAAGCTGGCCGCGAGCTTGGCTTTGCCGACGACTACTTCCACAAACTCTTTCGCGAAGACACCGAGCGTTCCAGACAACTAATCTACGCAGCCCTGTTTCGCTATGAAGCGGCACAGGCAAACAAAAGGAAAGATTATCTAACGGAGTAAAGTATGGCTGCTTTCGCCATGAAATAAACCATACCCCGCCTCATAAACCCCATTGACATTCCCCATGCCGCGCGCTATGTTTCGGGCATGGGGGGTTATCCGCCCAAACTTTCCAGCCCGCGCAATCCCGCGCAATTACCATCAAGGAGACTACCGTGACAGCCACCAAGGAAATCACGATTGCCGACAAGCCGTTCACCGTTCTCCAGCCGTATGTTGCTGGCCATGTCGTGACGGAAGCCGAAGCCAAGGCCCTGAACCAAACCCGTGCGGAGAATATCCGTAACAACACAGCCTCGAAAGTCAAGGCTGCTTTCGCCGGCACCGCCAAAGAAGGTGATCCGACTGAGGCAAACATCGTAGCTTTCGTCGCTGCCTATGACGAAGCCTATGTGTTCACCCTTGCCTCTGTTGGCGGCGGAACGCGCAAGACCGATCCCATCGAGATCGAAGCGCTCAAGATCGCTCGCGGCATGTTCGCAGACTACTGCTCCGGCAAAGGCCTCACCGTCAAGGCGGTCAAGGAGAAGATCGGCGAGGAAGCGTACAACGAGAAGCTGGCAATGCTGTCCGAGCAGGATGGTGTCGTCAAAGAGGCCACTCGTCGCGTCAAGGAACGCGCCAAGACTGCCTCTTCGGCGCTGGACGATCTCGACCTCGGCGACTTGGCAAAGGCAGCGCCCGAGCCCGATCACTGATCGTTTGGAAGTGTTGGAGGGGTTCGCCCCTCCAGCCTTTTATGGAACGGATGACCTGTAACTTCGCCTCCCCGTCGTTTACTGTCGCGCGGATTGGACTCCCCGCTGTCGTCCGTTTCATCAAAGGCTGAACAACATGCAGACTACATCTGACCCCGACTTGTCTTACCTTCTCTACCGCGCAAGCGAGGCCGCTATCGGTCTCGCCGTTCGCACGAACAACCCACAGCTTTTGAAGAACAAACTCTACGCCTTGCGTAAGAAACTCGGCCTTACTAACCTCACCTTTATCCAGCCGCCCGTAGGCTCCGAAGCTTACATCTGGATCATCAAGAAGGACGCTAAGACAAATGGGCCGACCGAAGACTGACGTAGACCTCCACAAGCATACGCTAAACCTACGGCAAGGAGACATGGAGGCTCTTGCCGCGCTCTTCCCAAAACACCATCCTTCCGTGATGGTGCGAAAGATCGTGAGTAAGTTTGTCGATCAGGTACAACAAGTGCCCGAAGAACAAGTGCCGCCGACTGACATTTCCCTCTAACATCTAGGAGTCCAAAAAATGTCCGACCCTGTTATCACCGGAGAGGTGATAGGCGAACGCGCTTCCATCGCAGAGTTGATGGACCGTGATCCGCTTCTTCTTTCCTCTTCCGACCTCGACGCTATCATCGCAGACCTACGAGCCTCGCGTTCTAAATTTGTCCTGTCAGGCGACAAGAAAATCGGAACGCCCGCTGCACGTAAGACCGGCGCACAGGTGCAACGTGAGGCTCGTGCTGCGCTCGGCGTGGACATGGGCGACCTGTTGGGGGACTTGTGATGACCGCCCTCAAATCCTTCAACCCCGACGGTTTCCAGTTTGCATGGGACTCTACCTCAATCGGCACCTTTGTGACCTGCCCCCGCAAGTATTACTTCTCCATGCTGCAGGGCTGGACGAACCCGAACAAGTCAGTCCACCTGATCTTCGGCGGACACTACGCCTCGGCGCTGGAGCATTTCCACAAGCACCGCGCCGCTGGCGTGGGCTATGCCGAGGCCGTGCGGCTTGTTGTTCGCGAGGTCCTCGAAAATACTTGGGACCGCGAAGCAGGTGCGCCACAAGATTGGGGCCACAACACCAAAACCCGCGACACCCTGATCCGCTCGGTCGTCTGGTACCTCGAACACTTCAAGGATGATCCGATGGAGACCGTCATCCTCTCCGATGGTCGAGCCGCCGTCGAGTATTCCTTCTCCCTCGAGCTGTCTACCGACTACCTCTACTGCGGACACATCGACCGCCTCGTAACCTACGGAGACGGCAAGGATATTTACGTCCAGGACCAAAAGACAACCGGCAGCAGCATCACGCCGCATTTCTTCTCCGGCTACTCGCCCGACTACCAGATGACCGGTTACACCTGGGCCGGGCAAATCATCTTCAACATGCCTGTCAAGGGCGTAGTCATCGACGCCGCTCACATCGCTGTTGGCTTCACGGCCTTCGGACGGCAGCCCGTGACACGCAGCGCCAAGCAGCTGGAAGAGTTCCGCGCGGAAGTCCTCCACTACATTGGCGCAGCCAAAGCCTGTCACGAGTCAGGGTTCTACCCAATGAACCGCACAGCTTGCGGCAACTACGGCGGGTGTGAGTTCCGTCGAATATGTTCGGCGGTGCCGGGAGTACGAAGCAATCTTCTCGAAGGTGAGTTCAAAAAGCGGGATCGTTGGGACCCGCTGGAGAGGAGATAACAATGACGCATCATCCGACAGTTTACTACCTCCGCCAGCTTATCGGCTGCACTATCACCGATGTGCAGAAAGTCGAAAACATCAGTGGCATGGCGAACCACGACACTCACCTGTTCAGCTTCACCGACACTGAAGGTGTTGCACGAGAGTTGTATCTCGATGCAGACTGCGCGTATTTCCAGCTAGACTGGATGTTCAAGCTAAAGGAGCCCGTCAATGGCTAAAGCCTCAACCCTCCCCGCCGACGGCAAACCAGTCCGCGCCCTCTACATCGGCGACAGCGGCGCAGGTAAAACCGGCTCCCTCATCAGCCTCTTGCAGGCCGGTTACACCATCCGTATGCTCGACCTTGACAACAACGCCGACTCGTTGATAGAGCTCTGCAAACACACCGACCCCAAGTTGCTAGACGCCCTCGACATAATCAGCGTCCGCGACAAATTTCGCGCGTCGCAGTTGACCGGCCTCGAGGTATCCGGCCAGCCCAAAGCTTGGGTCGATGCCCTAAAATACCTCAACAAGTGGGATGATGGCACTACCATCGACTCGTGGGATCACAACACCATCTTCGTCCTCGACACGCTTACGTCAGCGGGGCGCGCTGCCTTCCATTGGGCAAAAGGTATGAACCCTGCGTCCAAGGACCCCCGCCAGTGGTACGCCGCCGGGCAGGACAGCCTCAAGACACTCTTGGAACTGCTGACCGCGCCAACCTACCAGTGTCATATCCTCGTCCTGTCACACATTGACCTCGTGGAACGTGATGATGGTTCGACCAAGGGCTACGCCTCCAGCCTCGGCAAGGCCCTCGGTCCGCAAATTGCCAAGGTCTTTCCGACACTGATTATGGCAGAGACTCGCGGCACTGGCGACAAGGTAAAGCGCACCATCACGACGAGGCCTACACAGTTTGTAGACCTCAAAAACCCCATCCCTTTCAAGGTCGAAGATCGTTACCCGCTGGAAACGGGAATGGCTTCGATCTTCGCGGCGCTGCGAAATCAGCCCGCCTGAGTATGGCGACACTCAGAGAAAACAACGTCGTCTAACCTCCGATAGGAAAACATCACCATGACTAACTTTCTTGAAGCACTCAACACTCGCGTATCCGAAATTGAGAAGCCCCCGCTTATGCCGGTAGGCACCTACGTCTGGATTGTCCACAAGCCGCATCGTGAGACTACCTCTCGTGATGGCAAGTGGTTGACGGTGGAAATTCCGTGCTTGCCGAAGATGGCTTACGAGGACGCCGAGGACGTGGACGTTGACGAACTGGCTGCGTACGGTCCGCTTAAGCAGGGAGCAAACTCGATCCGCTTCATGCTGGACACCACGCTGGAAGGCGACACCGCCCTTAAAAGCTGGCTTTTCAACATCAAGCGGTTCCTCCTCGACACCCTGCATGTTGACGGAGACGAGGATGCAACGGTGAAAGAACTGCTTGCTAAGATGGTCGGCTGCGAGTTCGTCGCTCAGGCTGCCCACCGCGCCGACAAAGAACGTGACGCCATGTTCTGCGACGTTAAAAACTGGGCGCCGCTGGACTGATCCAGTCGCTTTGAAAGGCGGGGGAGAAATCCCCCGTCTAACTCTATTCAGCTTTAGCAAGGAAAACATGCGATGCTCTCCGGCAAGTTCAAACAATACGCTATCTCCTCTATCCACATCGCCGAAGATCGCCAGCGTCGCGAGCTTGTCGGGATAGAAGAACTTGCACAGTCTATCAAGACAATGGGACTTATTCATCCTATTGTTTTGACTCCAGATGGATCGCTCGTAGCAGGCGAACGTCGCCTCCGTGCGCACCAGCACCTTGGTCTTACCCACATACTTGTTCAGTTTACCACCGATCTTCCTCGCGAAGAACTCGAAGCTATCGAGCTCGAAGAGAACCTTAAGCGCAAGGCTCTTGGCTGGAAGGAAGAAGTTGAAGCGGTTCGTAGGATACATTTCCTAAAACAGTCTTCCAATCTGGATTGGACGGCAAACGATACGGCCGAGTTGCTATCTGTGTCAACTGGTACGGTTAGCAAATACCTACTTGTCGCTGAGTTTATTGAGAAGGAAGAGCCGCTCGTGCTTGCCGCCGACAACTTTTCTGTTGCGTATAATATTTGTCAACGAAAAACTCAACGAGCTATTGTCGAAGACGACAATAAAGTTGACTCAGTATTTTCTGAACTTTTCGCCAAACCTGTCTCCATGTCAAACGTAGGTACAAAAATTCCAACGCAAGAAGTTATGAAACTTCCTGTTGCGCAGCCTGAAGTTCCTTACCTCAATACCGACTTCATCGAGTGGACTAAGCAACCTTGGGCCGGACCAAAGTTTAACTTTATCCACTGCGACTTTCCATACGGTATCAACTACGATAAGCATGACAGCGGCACCGCCGGACTCCTTGGCGGCTACGAAGATACACCAGAACTTTACCAAGCCTGCATCGCCGGCCTTGCCCGCATGATGGAAGATCGCGTAGCCGAGTCCGCACATCTTATGTTCTGGCTATCTGCCCGTATGGAAATCATAGCAACCACCTGGAACCAGCTTAACGAAATGGGCTGGAAGATGAACCCGGTTCCTTTGATATGGCACCGCTCCGACAACGCAGGCGTTCTTCCAGACGCGCAACGCGGTCCTCGGCAAATATACGAAACCTGTATCTTCGGCGCTCGCGGAGACCGAAAGATTGTGCAGGCAGTTTCTAACCTTTGTCCGCATCCTAAGACTCGCGAAGTGCATCCGAGCGAAAAGCCTCGCCCCATGCTCCAGCATTTCTTTCGCATGTTCGTGGACGAGTCCACCGTATTCCTCGATCCCACTATGGGCAGTGGAAACTCTGTCCTCGCCATAGAGGACGCAATGAGCAAACCAAAGTTTGTCTTAGGACTCGAGCGCGACAAAGAGATATTTGACAATGCACTGGCGTATCGCAAGCGGGTAAAATTGAGGGAATAGTATGGCTGGTTTCATCGTGAAAACACCCATACCAAACCGGAGTCCACAATGTCTATTCTTATCCTCAGCGACTACCCATCCAATAACGAGACAGACAGTGGCCCTTTCTCAAACGGTTACTGGAAATACTTTAAGGCGCAGCTTCGTCGGGCGGGTATAAATCCCGGCGACTGCCTCTGGCTAAACTGTTTTAACAAGCCAGCAGCTTCGCTGTACTCTTTCACTCAGGTTGACAAGAAGGGTGCTGTGCCAGGCTTTCCCCAGCTTGGGCGCAAGGCTTGGCTCCGCACAGAATTTTCCCGTGACCTCGCATCCGTCTACTCCACTATCCAGCGAGCCAAGCCGAACATCATTATCGCCTGCGGGGAAATTCCACTCTTAGTACTAACGCATCAGACAAAGCTTAAGTTTGCCCGTGGCCGGATCACAACAACCCTGCCAGAGGCTGGCAGCCGCAAAGTAATTCCCATTCTCCATCCCCGCGCAATTCTTTCCGAGATCAAACAAGAGCCGGTCCTCCTCATGGACCTGCTGAAAGCGAAACGGCAAAGCGCCTTTCCCGAGGTTGTGCGCCCACAACGCTGGCTCCATCTCCGTCCGACGCTGGAAGACCTAGAGTCCTTCTGGCAAGACTACATCACCAAATCCACTGGTCTCTCAGTAGACATTGAGACAAAGTCTCCGATGATAACCTGCGTCGGCATTTCTACTTCACCAGACCGCTGCCTTGTCATACCTTTCTTTGACGAGGAAAAACCGTCCGGTAATTATTGGGCCACAGCCCGTGAGGAAAAAATTGCGTGGAACTTTGTTCGCCGTAGCCTCAACATACCGGGAACCAGAGTCTTCGGTCAAAACTTTTCCTACGACGTTCAACACTTTCTCCGCTTCATGCACATTCCAGTGCGGAGCTGGACTGACGACACAATGCTACTTCACCACGCTTTGCAGATTGAGATGGACAAGGGCCTCGGTTTTCTTGCCTCAATCTATTCCGAAGAGCTTGCGTGGAAGTTTATGCACAAACGAAAAGCAACTGACCGTACCGCAAAGAAAGAGGACGAGTGATGACTGACGAAATACCAGAACTCTATGACGACTTTGTAGCTTTTCAGAAAGCAGGGATCGACCCCGACTTCACGATCTTCAAACTCTACACGCGCAAGCTGGTAGACAATATGACAGGTGAACATGGACAGTTTGAAACACGCTGCGCCTACCAGTTGACCACGCTGGAGCAGAGTCACGCTCCCGGTGATATGCTGAAAGCAATAGCGCGTACCTATCTCACAGACGCAATTAAAAAAACCGGTGTTCCAATCGAGCACTGGATACTCGAGTTTTCTCCGGTCTTGGAAAAATTCGGTGTGCCATCTCATCTTTACTTCGACACATCGAGGGACAGAGTGTGGCTGGCATAACATACTCTAACGAAACAATCTCAAAACAGGCGACAATAATGGGTCTTATATACTTAGCGTCTCCATACTCCCACAAAAACGAGGCGGTGCGTCGCGCCCGTTACCTTGCCGTCCGACACATAACCCTAGAGATGCTTATCGAAGGTTTTGCTGTTTTCTCTCCCATAGTATACGGCCGGGACATGGAAGGGCAGATAGGTATGTCGTTTGAGCCTTGGGCAAAATTTAACGACACAATGCTTGCCGCTTGCGACGAGGTACACGTCTTGCAGCTTGATGGGTGGGAAGACTCGCGTGGTATAAAGCACGAGTTGGAAGTCGCCAAGCGCCTTAAAAAACCTGTACAATGGCGTATGGGACCGGAGTTTCCTGCATGATTATCGACACGCTCACTCTCGAAGAGAACTCGGAAAATCTATCTCCAAGTGAGATATATTGGACGTACTGCGCTCTTGACTGCTGCGTCACCTATGACGTTATCAAGGAGATCGAACCGCAACTCGACGAAGTGAGCCGTGCCACCTACAACACCTCGATGGAGACTATTCCCGTCGTAATGGAAATGATGCTGGAAGGTTTCAAGGTTGACGAGCAAGCTCGTATTAACCTTATCAAAGAGTACGAGCGTAAGCGCGATCAACTCGAGGCAAACTTCATCCGCCTGTGTGTAGACGGCCTTGGCCTAGCGCCAGACCGTAAGAAACGCACAGGCGGACGTAGCTCTGTCCCGGTAAACCCATCGTCTCCCCTTGACTTGCAATTTCTTTTCCATACTGTCCTTCAAATTCCCGAGAAAAAGAAACGGAAGAAGGGGCAAGACGAGGCCAAGGTCACCACTGACCGCGAGGTACTCGAGGGCTTTCGTTCTTACTTCTATGCTGTACCTTTTGTAAATCACATTCTGGCAATGCGGGACTGCAACAAGGCAATAGGTTTCTTGCGCAGTAAGCTAGACCCTGACGGTCGCATCCGCTGCTCCTTCAACATAGCGGGGACAAAGACCGGCCGACTCAACTCATCTTTTTCAGACACTGGCACGGGCACCAATCTGCAAAACGTCACCGGCAAACTTAAAAACGTCTTTATTGCTGACCAAGGCTACATGATCGTTGACGTTGACCTTGAGCAAGGTGACAGCCGTGGCGTCGGCGCTATAGCGTGGAACTGGTTTGTTGAGCGGTTTGGTGAGACATGGGCGGGCAGCTACCTTGACGCTTGCGAAAGCGGAGACCTTCACACAACCGTTACCCGTATGGCTTGGCCTCATCTTGAGTGGCCAGACCTCGCTGATCAGAAAGCCGCAAAAAAGGTGGCGGAGCAAATTGCTTACCGAGACTTTAGTTACCGCGATCTGTCCAAAAAGCTAGGTCACGGAACCAATTACCTCGGCCAGCCAAACACAATGGCTATGCACGCCAAGCTTCCAGTTTCAACTATCGCAGATTTTCAACTCAAATACTTCAAAGCCTTTCAGTGCATCCCCGCATGGCAGCAACAGACGATCAAGGACATTCGTGAGACTCGCTGTCTTATAACTCCTTGGGGGCGTCGTCGTTGGTTTTGGGATGATCCGAATACAGTCACTACACACAACGCGGCTATCGCATACTCCCCTCAATCCACCACAGGAGAGTTTATTAATCGCGGCGCTATCCAGCTTATGAACTACCGTAACCAAAAAAACTTACCTATTCGTTTTCGTCTCCAAGTTCACGACAGCCTCGTACTCCTTGTATCACAACGACGTATAGATGAGCTTATCCCAATCATCCTAGATAAACTTCGAGTAGTGCTGCCCCTTGCTAAAGGGCGTGAGTTCACAATTCCCCACGGGGTCAAAGTAGGCTGGAATTACGGAATGTATGACGAAAAAACAAATCCTTATGGATTAAAAAAGTGGGCAGGAGCTGAGACCAGAACTGCCCCGCAGCGTATTTCTTCTATGAAACAGTTGCTTGAACTCAAACTTTCAAGGATATAACATGGCTCGCAAAATCCAGAATTGGGTTGCGGGCTTTGAGGAGTATACCATATACACCGGGAGTCCAGCAAGGCTTCGCCGTTGGGCGGGCATTGCTTGTCTTGCTGGAGCGCTTGAGCAGCGAGTATGGGTTCACACCAAGAACAGTCCACTCTATCCAAACCTCTACACTATCCTCGTTGCCCCGCCCGGCATCGGCAAGTCCGACGCCATTAAACCAGTGCGCAAGTTTTGGGAGCTTTTAACCGATCACAAGATTGCCGCTTCCAGCGTAAGTAAAGCTTCGCTCATAGACGAACTTGCTGACTCACAGCGTGTGCTAATCCACCCCGGGCGTAACCCGCCAACCACAGAGTTTCACTCACTTAAAGTTCTGGCCAGCGAATTGACTGTCTTCATTCCAGACTACGCCACCGACTTTATGAGCCTCATGACAAACATCTACGATACCGAGCCTTTTATGGAGCGAAAGCGAACAGCCAGACTTAAAATTGAGATACCACGGCCGCAGATAAACTTCCTCGCCGGAACCACACCTAGTTCAATGGTCAACTTATTGCCCGAGGGGGCTTGGGATCAAGGTTTTCTTTCAAGGACGATGCTGGTCTACGACGCCGATTACCTCGTACAGTCACTGTTCACTTCCATCCCCGAAAGCGAAAGTCTTTGGAAAAGTCTATCTAGCGACATGAAGGAGATAGGTAATCTCTTTGGTGAAATAAAGTTTCAGCCAGAGGCTGCCGACTTCATCGACAGTTGGCATATGAACGGAAAGCAACCAGTACCAGATCATCCTAAACTGCAACACTACCTGTCCCGCCGCACAGCACACTTACTCAAACTAAGTCAGGTCGCTTGCGTTTCCCACAGCAACAACCTTACCATCACCGTCGAACATATCCAGCAGGCTATGGACTGGCTGTTCGATCTTGAGGCTCACATTCCCGAAATCTTCAAAGCCATGAGCAACGGCGGCGAAGCCAAGGTGATGGACGAGGCTTGGCACATGCTGTATCAATTCAAGATCAGGTATAACAAGGGGGCGCCAGCTTCCCTTCTGATCAAGTTCGTATCGCAGCGTGTACCATCTCACGCTGTCGAAAGGATCATTGACCTCATGCAAAAGGCAGACATGATCCGAGCCGTTGCCGAGAAAAATATCGGCATGACCTACACCGCAAAAGAAAGGAACCCGTACCAATGAGAACTTGCAGCTACTGCCACAAAAAACTTTATGCGTCCCAGACAACTTTTAACGGAAGATGCTGGGACTGTCGTATTAGCATAAACATGGAGAAGAAAAAAGGGCTGCGAGAAGAATTTGACAAGTCTTCCACCGGCGCGCAGCGTGAAAAACTTTTTGCCCCTAACTACGATCTTGTCCCATATCAAGAAATCACAGACGCTTACATTCGCGTTGCAGAGTTTGGGGCAAAAAAATATGCACCATGGAACTGGACGAAAGGTTTACCCCGCGTCCAGCTTCTTTGCTCGCTTCTTCGCCACACTTTTGCGTACCTGCGCGGCGAAGAACGCGACAGCGAAAGCGGTCTTCTTCACACTGATCACATACTATGGAACGCGGTAGCAATTTGCCACAGCGTACATTGGGCTCTCGAAGATGGTAGACGGATTGAAGAGTTTAGAGGCTATAAAAAATAATTACTTTACCAGTCCGTTTAGCAAAACGTTAAACGGACTGGTAGCCTTAAGCGTGACTGGTAAACACGCCTATAATTGTTTCAACGCCTGAGTCTGAAAAAGCCCAAACTCTTTTTGCGCCGGGAACACCTGGAAACAAATCCGAAAGAAGCCGATTAGTTTCTTTGTCGCCCGGAAAATATTTCAAAGCAGAAAGCGTATTATTTGGGGGAACCAAGTCTACGGTAGCCGCGATGTATATATAAGTCACAGACTTGTTTTGAAAAGTAATAGCAGTTACATCGGTAAGAGTTATCTCTTTCCAAGTATTTCTAGTAAGGTTTAACGTGGTGTTTTGCGGCATACCTACCAGGTTGGCCGTAGCATTACCACCAAGAATTAATGTTCCAAAAGCTGTACCAGTTATTGGTAAGGTGCCAATGATACCAGTAGCAAGGCCAGAGATAGACAATCCGCCACTCGCTACGGCAGACGCGGTTACAGCACCAGTAGCGGTTCCCGTGACAGATAGGCTGCCAGCGGCCTCTGCCGCTGCAACGACTTTGCCGGTAGCTATGCCGGTAAGTTCTAGCGTGCCAGAAGCTGCCCCAGCGGCTGGTGCGTTGCCGATGACACCAGTAGCGGTACCGGATAATAATAAAGCGCCACTGCCTGCCGCAGCTACAGTAACAGTACCGATAGCGTTCCCGGTAATTGAAAACTGGCCGGCCGCAAGACCAGATACATTAACTTTACCTGCTGCCTCACCCGTTACGGTTAGCGCGCCAGACGCAGTGGCGTTAGCAGTACCATTTCCAACTACACCCGTTGCCGTCCCGCTAATAGCTAAAGTGCCGTTGGCAGTTGCGAAATTGACTACGGTGCCGGTCGCTGCGCCTGTGATGTCCAGAACGCCGCTGGCAATACCGGAATTGGCAACGGTGCCAGTGGCAGCCCCGGTGAAGCTGATCGTACCGCTGGCAGTGCCGGTAATCCCACCACCACCGCCTCCCGCCGCCACAATTCGCGGAACGCGACTACGTAGCGCCATGTCAGTCTCCGATCAGGGGCGGACGGTTGCGGTAGGGATGGTCAGCGGGAAGGTTGGCATCAAGGCCCCACTTCCACGCAAGGTATCCTTCAATGGTCCTGCGATCTCGCAAGGTTGGCACAAAAAGCGTAATCACCACCTCTGCGATTTTTCCTCGCCAACCACGGTTATTTTCGTTTCTGTCAGCCCCTATCCACATAAATGTCCTACCGGC